GTAGTGGTTTACGTATAGGTGTTGCACCAAGAGCACCACCTGGACCTGTTAGTACAGTTCTCGATCTACCTTTGCCTGTACCAGAGTAGCCACCCTGACTTTGTGATCCTATTGCGTCCTTTGGTGTAACTGGCTCTGGCTTTACTGGCTCTACTTTAGGAGCTGGTGGTGGAGCTGGAGGTGGTGCTGATTGCATCGGTGTTGGTTGCGGTTGTGTTTGTGGCGCGCCTTTTCCCATTAGATTACCCTTATATCTTCTTTTAATAGTCCGTAGACCAACGCATCTTCGTTACCGAAATACCGTCTGAGTCTACCTTCTTGCTTAAATCCAATACCTGTTATCAGTCTGCGGCTCTGTAGATTGCTTTCGTTGCACATTGCCGATACACGCTCGACTTTCATAATCTCAAAACAATAGTCGTACATCATGCGTATATACTTTCTCTGAAATATACGCTTGTCTTCGGCTACACAAAACATATGCACATCGTTTCCTGTGTATTCCGAAAAGACAAAAGAGCCTACAATCGTGCCGTCTTTACGAAACCCATAGGCTTGTGCATCGTCTTCGCCCTGTATCTTATCTAGCCGTAATCGTTCTTTGAGCCACGCAACAAAAGGTTGTGGGTTGTTAGTTACCAGATCCACTTAATAAACCCTTACCCGCCTGTGATGTGGTGGTTTCCTTACCTAGACCCTGTGGCCCAGTCAGTACCGTTTGCTTAAATCCTACCTTATTTGGATCAGCTAACTTCTTTTGTGTCTGCACTCGTACCGTCTTGTCTGGTCTTACCACCTTGTCCGGCTCGACGGCTGGAGTTGGTGGGGGTGGTGGTACAGGTGGCATTGCTGGTGCTTGTTTCATACATACGCTCCAAGTGGATTATAACTGTCTTCGGCCATTGCTTGCGGTGGTTGTGAATAGTCCCTATTTTCTCGGTATCCCACAGCAAGGTATCTATAGGCGTCTGCATAGTGGGACGCCCAAGAGTGGACTGGCGTCGTCCTAAATACTCTATTCTTCTCATTATATGCTCTATGGTAGTGGCGTAACGCATCCAGCAGTTGTTTGCAGTTCACACGATCAAACCAGAGCCGTGAGAAAAATAACTTGCCCGCATGAATACCGTCTTCCAATGGCAGCTTTGGCACTACACGAAAATTCAATCCAAGGTCATACGCGATCTCTCTTCTTGATTTTCCTGTGCCCAGTTCTCTTACTTCTATATCATGGGGTGCGTTATGTGTGCCGTATAGATAGCCTTTCTGATCCAAGACCCTACAATAGTGCGGCAACCCCTCACCCCTGTTTTCATAACAATCAATAATATGAACAGCACGACCAATAGTCTGCGTAAAAATTATACAGGTACTATCGTTGATACCTAAGTCCCACCACGTATCCACTCTGGTAGTTTCGTCGTAAGGCACATCCGATATCTGGCCCTTACTCATAATTCCTTCTATCTCTTTTCCATAGATAGCTCCGGCTACGTTTGCCGTCCATGAGCATTCGAATTCCTGATTATACTGATCCTCAGACATAGCAGCCTTTGCAGACTCCAGTTCTTCATCATCAAGCAACCCTGTTTCGGATGCCTTGTATATAGCCGTTATCCAGTGCTTATCAGCCTGTGCAGCTTCATACATATCATAGAATGCGTTCATACCTCTTGGTGTGCCCACAATCATTGCCCAGCCCTTACGATCCGATAATGCTGGTCTTAGCACCTCTGGAAACAGGCTCTCCGGCATATCACTAAACTCGTCGGCACAGACTCCATCTAAATAAATTCCACGAATGGCATGAACGTTTTCTGCCCCAAGCAGTTGTATCCGTGCACCATTCGGTAAATCACATCGCAGTTCTGTTTCGTGAAACCTGACTTTAGGAATCCCACCCGCAAAGGTTTTTAAATAATCCCAGGTTATCATCTTTGCCTGTCGATAGGTGGGCGCAATGTAGGCATACCGGGGGTTCTCTTTTGTGTTGAGAACAGCATCCCTTAACAAGTGATTTATCGCCATGACTGTCTTGCCAAAGCGTCTATGACATACGACAACGGCCCATCTCTTCGTCTTTAACCTGGCGTGTAGCTCCTTCTGTAAGGGTCTAGGCGAGTACGGTATTGTTATTTCCATGATTGACTCAGTGAGTGTTAGACACTCTGTTCCTTGGTTATTACGCTATAGCAGAGGGCGACCAGTTTTGGGGGTATAAGGGGGGTCGTCAAACCCTACAGAAAAGTAAAAGTAGGTACATTTCCTACAACCTACGCTAATAAAAACAATGACTTATACTACAATCTTACAAGTTTTCTTACAAACCATACAATAAATTCAAGAAAAGGACTGATATGCTTCTCACGCGTGAGCAGTGACAAAGTACATTGAATGCACCTACTCATTCCAACTTAACTTAATCGTCCCACTAACTTGAGGTGCTAGATCTTCTGGCTTATTACGAATACCTCCAAGTGGTTGCAACTGTCGCTTTCTCTTGTCCAAAGCATCCACCTTCAATCGCTTGTACTGTACTGTTGCCATTGCAATCTTAGGGTCACTTGGCAATGGTTCATTGATAATGTCCATTATACGGTCTTCTAAGTCCTCTCCTTGGATTGCTCTGGCTTTTGAGTACATTTCCCATGCTTTCTCGTCAGACTGCACATGACGGTAAATTGTACGTTTAGAGGGCAAATTAGCCGTGTTATCGCAAATCTGCGTCAAAGACTCTCCATCCATCAATCTGTTGCAAATCTGCTCCATTTGCTCAACAGTGACCTTACTCATGCTATTTCTTCTTTTTCGGCTTGAAACCGCCCTTTTTAGCCTTCATCTTGGCATAAGTCTTTGGGTCGACGGTTGAGTTCTTTTTTGACCTCGATGTACCCGCTTTTTTCCTTGCATTCATATTTCTGTATAAACTCATAATTTACCTCTTTTTCGCTGGTTTCTTGCCTGATTTCTTCTTTGCAGCAGCAATAATGTCACCGCGTGTAATTTTGTTCTTATTGCCGTACATTGCAGCTAATTTCTTCTGTTTTGGAGTCTTTGGCATCATTTCCTCTTTTTGTTACGATTAGCAAAGTTTCGTGCCGCTTCGACACTGCCAAATCCCCACGCTTTTAGAGCCAATGCTTTACGCGTTGGTTCTCCGTTTGGCTTCTTCATTGGCCCTTTCATGCCAGCAAATCGTGCAGCGAAAGATACCCGGCGAGGATTTGTTCCTGATTTGACAGGTGCTTTTAGATTTGCACCTTCTGTCCGTTTAAAATGGGCTCGACCAGCTTTGTTGAGCCCACCCTTGGGATTTTGATGTTTCTTTTTGACCATGATGTAAAAATGGTGGCCCTCTCGTCTAACTTTGCGAGTAAAAACAGAGGACCATAGTGTGAAGGAAGTGTAATAAAAAAACCGACGTACTTATCGTCGAATTATACAAATATTACGGACATTCTCGCTTCATTCATACCATAATATCGTAAACTTATGTAATTTTCCTGTCGGATAACGTCATAGCTTGTAGTAAAGACGTAGTAAAGCATCGACATAACGCTTTTTTACAGTACGTGCATCTATACGCATTTTACGTCCTAATTTAGCCCAAGATGGCCCTCGATCACGAAATGCAGCACTGTGAGCCGTTGCCCATATCAGTTGTTTATCTTCCTTGTCCATACCTGTGTCGTTGAGTAGATCCATAGCCTGTTCAAAGCGTGTTATCTGTTGAGGTGTTGCTTTTGGTAGTGAGGGTGCAAACTCTGTCCAGCCATAGCTCTGCCATGATTTGACGTATTCTGGCCATGATGCCATCTTTTGCTTTTTGATTGCCGGAGGTAGTTTGCGCTCTGTTTCTGCCGCTTCCATAAACAAATCGTCCAGAAACACCATACTTTTATATCGTGTATCCCTTTTCATAGTACTACGTAGTACCTATGTACTAGTAAGGACAACAGTCTAAGTTTTAGATACAAAGTTGTTTGGTATAAGCTAGTACAGTACAACGTTGTACTGCGTCTTCGACGATTGTAACGATCTGTAAAAAATCCTGTCAACACCTAATATTGCTCCGTGTCCTTACATGGCATCCCATGTCTTTATGTTGCTTAACTTTCTTCATCGTTGATCATAATCCTCATAATTACCTCTGGTATATCTGGTACAATGGCATTGCCTATTGCTTTCAATTTCTTGGCTCTGTCTGGTATGTCTGATCCAACTCTTGCAATTCCAAGGTCGAGCTCAGCCAGTGGCGGGGATAACCCATCAGATAGGTGCTTACCCATTCTGGATTGAGTTGCACTTTTGGATTCTTCTGCCGTCCACCGTCTTCGTTGATTACTTTCGTTGTCAAACTCTCCTGTGATCCTTTCTTCCCCCTTGTCCTGTCTTGATACCCCAGTCGTGCTTCGTGGCTTACTGGTGTTGGCCAGTACTCCGTCGCTGCTTTTAGATTGTGCATCAGTGCTTGATCCAGTGTCTTGCGCTTCAACAATGTTTCTAGTCCTTCTTCCCCTCTTACTCTTGGTGTTGGCCATAGATCTTCCTCTTTCTGTACTTTGACACGTAATGAATTCTTTGTACCACTGTGCTCTGTAGTCATTTCCCAGTCTGTAGGTGTACCGTGCTTACCGTCCTGTGCCCTTGGTGTAGGCCACATGGTTGTAGCTCTGTCTAATGTCATCTGAACATGAACCCCTGTTTTTGGGTTGTAAGCACGTTCACCTGGCTTTGCTTTATCACCATTTTTATCAACTAAACTATCAAGAAACTCACCTTTGCCAGCAGACGTTGCCGTAGGTGTAGGCCACATCCATTCTTTCATACGTGGTGGCCGTAGAGTCGTGCCGTTCATCATCTGTTGTGCTTCTTCTTCAGTCATCTTGCCCTCCTCAACCAGACGTCTAAAGATCAATGTCTGACCCTCACTGGCATGGCCAAATCCCTTAGTCGTTGGTGTGGGGTACATACTCATAGTCTTGGGATCTACTTGCTCACGTAGATTACTAGGGCGTGTCCGACCTTTACGATGACCTGTCTGCATCTTTTTTGTGGCTTCTTCTGATCTAGGTGGCAAATGATCCAGAGTGTTGGGTGTTGCCCATAGGTTTTCGCTTGGCAATGATCCAGACTCGTTTTCTTTCGTGGGCAAGCGTGACGGCACAAGCTGGAATATTAAATGTTGCGACTTCGTATTCCTTTTCCAAGTCAGAGCTCGTGCGTTCGATTCCCATGGGAAGGTTAATAAATCCTGGCACATTCTCTCCAAGGACGTATTGGGGTTGGAGATCTGATATGACGCGAAACATTTCTGGCCAGAGATCACGGTTTTTTGAATCCTTATGTCCCTCTCGCTTTCCGGCAACGGACCAAGGTTGACAAGGGAATCCTCCTGTAATAATCCACGGTCTTCCGTGTTCTCGAATAAATCGAGTTGTGTCCAGTTCTCGTATGTCATGGATTATAGGTACATCTGGCCAGTGTTTGTTGAGAATAGTGTGACAGTACGTATCGAACTCGCAGAACGCTACCGTCCTTATCTTGCCTGTGCGCCTTGCAGCCAAAGCAAACCCACCGATACCTGAGAATAGATCTAAGTGTGTGTATATCTCATACTCCGAATAGTTTTCTTAATAACTTTCTCCACCAAGGCAACGCCAGTTCTTCATGCCAAAACGATTGCTTGAATAATTCATCGTTTTGCTTTTCTTCAACTGACGGCTCTAGCTTTACCTTTTTTTCTTCGTTCTTTTTCGTCATCTATTTCCTTTTGTAATTTATTCTCAACCTGTAGCATGATCCGTGCTTGTCCTACCATGTTGAGCGTTAGATTGGGTATAGCCTGTAGAAACGCGCTTACCTCACTAATAGACCGACAGACGGCATACTCGCACCCTAATCCGATAAGCTTAGTGCCCATTTCACGTTGTTGCTCTGTAGGGTAATTACCTGGTTGTTTGAGCTCAATGAACAAAGGACTCACATTTCTTATGAGTATCATGAGGTCTGGAAACCCAGCCAATACACCCATAAGCTTTTGTTTGTGCAGATATTGTACCTTGTGCTTGCCCTCGTTTGGACTGTGATGCAGTATCTTTTCTTCTGGCAAGACAAGATCAAGAAACTTTACGACGCTTTTCTGTAGATCTGTTTCGCTAGTATATACACGTATCACTAGATATCTCTTTGTATGTAAAAATCGTTGGGTTGCACTTCGCCACGCGTAAGCTCTAATATCCGGCTCATGTACTTTGTTGCACCACGGTTGCTAGGTATAAGGTAATCTTTGTGATTTTGAGGTAAGCACCACCGTCGAGCCATCTGTGCGTGTTTCGTGCCTAGACGTTGTGCCAACTGCCCATAAGACCATCCTTTTTGCAATCTATAGTCGTTTAACGTCAATTTTTTATCCTAGATGTAATTTTTTTATAAAAACTATAAAATTATATCTTGACGTCTATCGACAAGTCAATCTATCGTACTAAAAAAAGCCTATCGGATACCGACAAATGAATAGTATAATGCAAACAAATTTACCGTTGTTACTGAAAGACGATCATATGTCTGGTCATTTGTTGAAGAAGGCTATTGAACGCAGAGGCGTTAAAAAAAAGCATATAGC